CAGGCCGGTGTATCTGATGTGGTCGATGTATTTAAAGTCCGCCATGTGTCCGGTGGAGTCTCAGTTTGTGTCCTGAAGACCTTTGAGCAGGGCTGGAGAAAGTGGCAGGGAACGCAACCAGACGTTGTGTGGATGGATGAAGAGCCTGACGACCACAAGTGTTACACCGAAGCTCTAACCCGCTTACTGACCTCTCACGGCATAATGATGGTCACTTTCACCCCGTTACTGGGACAGACTGACCTTGTTATCCATTATCAGACCACCGATAACGACGGAATCTGGTTGGGTAACGCCACATGGGAGGATGCGCCTCATCTGTTACCAGGAGAGCGGGCGCGGATGGCACGATCTTATCCAGACCACGAAGTTCAGGCTCGAACTCAGGGGGTTCCAATGATGGGTGAAGGACGAATCTTCCTTGAATCAGAAGATGAGGTTTCCATTAAGCCTATTTCGATCCCCTCTCATTGGGCGAGACTCAACGGGTTAGATTTCGGTATTGACCATCCATTCGGATTTGGCTCTATCGCCTATGACCGAGACAGGGACATTATCTATGTTGTTAAAACCCACAAAGAAAAGAATGCTAAACCGGCTCAACAGGCAGCTACGATTAAAACTTCGGGTCAATGGATTCCGGTTGCGTGGCCGCATGACGGAGTTAATCGGGAGAAAGGCTCAGGTACGGAACTCCACAAAATCTACCGCAGGGAAAACCTCAATATGCTGTCTCGGTCGGCTCGATACTCCAATGACAAGGGGGGAAGTCAGCCCCAGTGGCCGGTCATTGAAGAAATTAAGGAACGTGAGCGAACCGGACGATTCAAGGTCTTCAATACCTGCGTAGACTATCTTGAAGAGCGCCGTAACTACCATACCAAGGACAATAAGATCGTGGCTAAACGTGATGATTGCCTCAAAGCGGTTTTTTACGCAGTGATGATGAGAAGATTTGCCACCACACAGGGTTCAACAAGACGAGCCATGCCAACTAAATCAGTGATGAGTACCCGAATATGACTTTGTCAGATTGGACACAATTATGAGCCTACCGTTACCCAGAACAGAGCATGAGATGGAGCGTTTCATGCAGATTAAGGGGATGCACCCCACTGCCAAGGTGGAGTACAAGAACGCTGAAATTTATATTGCTGAAACCGAATTAGAACAGGATCGTCCCAATGAGTACCCTTGGGGCTATTACCAGACTTTCTGGGTCGTTAGACCGCAGGGGCAGGATAATCGGTTTGATGGGGGAGCCTGGCTGGAGTTTGAAGCCATGCACGACCCTGACAGAGACTGGACGTTGACACAAAAGGCCGATGCAAGGGAAAACTCTGCATTGGAGCAAGCTCAGAAATGGATAGACGCAAGTAACGAAATGGGTCGATACAATGGCTGATAAGAAAAGACGGTTTACCTCGCTGGATCAGAAGACGATCTGCGATTATATCTGTGATGAATATTCCAAGCGTAAGCGCGAAAGATTGCACATGGAGAAAAACTGGAAGGAAATTGACCGCCAGATACGCATGGAGCCTGATCCAAGACTCAAGATGAATGAGAATGGTGCGCCCGACCCCACTAAAGCATGGCTCCCCGAGACTGAACTACCCCTACAGGCTGAGTGTCTGGAAGTGACCTCGGCAGATGCTATCAGGATGCAATTACCAGATTCCGGCCCGTGGTTCTCGCCTAAAGCAGCCCTGACCGATAAATATCTTAATAAGATGGATTTCTCCGCGATTATCACCGGAGATGAGAACAAGGTTCCCTCTCGGATTACCCAGGATAATGTTAATAAGCTGGTACATGGTGTGATTGAGCATTGGCATCGTCAGTACAATTTCAGTTGGCATCGTCAGTACAATTTCAGTCAGAATCTCGATCATATCAACGCTGAATCCATTAAATACGGGATGGGGGTTGGGCGTGGTCGAATAGTGGATAAGTCAGTCTTTCTGCACTCTGCCAAGGGTGTTCTGCCGTTAAAGCAGAGCATTCCAGTGCTGGTTCCAAGAAGCATTAAAAACACTTATCTCGATACCTCCAAACACTCTCTTCAGAACGAAGGGTATGTGATAAACGGTGGTGTTATTTTCGAGATGACCAAAAGCCTCAAGGATTTGCAGGTCGCAGCCAAGAAAGGCTCAACCGATCCCAATGACTTTCAGGGCGGCTGGATGCCTGGCAACATTAAAAAGCTCAAGGGTAACGATAATGGCAATGTCGAGATTCTGGAATATGAGGGTGATTTAGTCATTCCTCGGGCAACCACTGAAACTATGTTTTTGCCCAACGTGATTATGACAATAGTGGTCGGTGGAGAGGGTCGTGAACTGGTCAGAGTCCGGTTTAACAAATACCCGTTCTCATCCTATCTTGAGTTCCCGTACAGCATAGAGAACATTGACTCACCATACAGCTCCAGTCCCTGCATGAAGGGGTATCCCATACAGGTTGCGGCGGTTGATGCGCTTAATTCATTGTTTGAATCCACCAAGCTGAGAAATGACCCACCTATTTCGTATGATAAAGACGATCAGGAGTTTGCTCAAAGTGGTGGGCCAAGAGTGTATCCAGGGGCAGCATGGGCGACATTGGGCGAGATACAAGTCCATGAGATCGGTGATCCCTCCGGTATGTTTGCTATCTATCAGGGGCTTTTGCAACAGTATTCTGATGTAACCGGTATTACCGCTCCGAGGTTGGGCGCACAAACAGTCTCGCATACGACCGCTTTTGCTAAAGAGGCCGAACTCTCTCGGGGAACCATCCGTACAGTCGATTATGTTAAGTCCACTCTCCGTGGGCCGCTACAACAGTGGCTGGATATGGAGTACCAGATGGGTCGTGATGTGATGAAAGACACCACGTTCTACATTCCGTCCTATGATGGGTATGTGACTATCGACAAGAATCATCTGCCAGATACCGTTATATTTGAAGCTCATGGTAGTGGTGGCCCTGCTGAAGAGGCGGCTAAACAACAAAGACGTTTAGAATCATTGCAAATGGCAATGTCGATGGATACCATGAACATACAACTGGGTGGTCAACCTAAGCTAGACTTAGAAGGAGCCATCGACCAAGTATTGAAACAGGGAGGCTGGACAGATACCGATGCCATTATCAGAACAGAGCAAGAACCTGCTGAGGGAGCTGAAGGCGGACAGCCGATGGGGGGCGTTCCTGAAGGAGTTGAAGGAAACCCAACCATCAGTACCGCGTTACAGACGCTCAACTTCGGACAGAACTAAAACTGATAGTGAGAAACAGGAAAAGAATTGGATTTACTCAAGTGGCCGAGCCGATATGTTCGACACTTTTTATAAACTATTGATTCAGGAGAATCAAAATGAATGATACGCAATCCGTGGTTGACGATGCGAACTCAGACGCAATGCGATCTGATGCAGCAGGTGACGCACAGGACGATCTGGAATCATTGCTTGGTCAGTTTGACCAGGTAGACACTCCAGACACAACCGGAGAACAAGTAGACGAAAATCGCATGAATCAGGTGTTAGATTATGTGAAGCGCAAAGAGGCTCAGGAAATTGAGGAAACTGTAGAGACAGATATTAATTCTGCCGTACAGTCTATCTCTGATGGTCTGAATGTCGATGTGCCAGCAATGGCGGTTAAAGGTGTTTTGTACGAGAAAGTCTCCACAGACCCACGGGCTATGAAGATATGGGAAAGTCGCAAGACCAACCCTTCTGCATGGAACCAGTTTGTATCGGGCGTGAAGAACGAGATTTCTCAGGAATTTTCCAAGAAACCCGATGCCAATCTAACCTCGGATCGTGATGCGGTTATGTCTGCTGTTCATAATGCGTCAACAGCTTCTCCCGACGCTGAAGAGGTAGACGTTACGAATATGAGCGACTACCAATTTGAGCAACATAAAGCAAAGCTCAAAACAGCAGCAAGGAAAGCTAAAGTCTAAGGAGACTTATCATGGCTTTAACTATCTCAGCAACAGACACGGAATTGCCCTTACCGGTCAATAACGTGTTCAGACAAACACTTCTGCGGAACGCTAAGGTACGCGCCCCATATTTTATGGGAACTATGCCTGGCGAACTGGCAGAATCAGGCGGTACTGCAACGTGTAAATGGCGTCGTATCGAGAATCTGGCTACTGCCACTACTGCACTCTCTGAGCTGCAGACTGAGGCAAGTTATATGCAGGGTCGTAGTGCCGCTGCATTGTCAGTGACCGACTACACCGCAACCGTGAGTAAGTATGGTAATTGTTCAACTTCAATGGTCAGATGGATAAGATCATGGAAGTCATGGGCATTAACGCGGGTCAGTCCCTCAACATTCTGCAACGCAATATTGGCGAAGATAATGCCGTACTGGTTAACGCCGGTGGGGTAGCATCTGACGGTCTTATTGAGTCCGCAGTTACTCTTGGTGGTTTGAAAGCGATTCTCAACACGCTTGAGAAGAACTCGACAACCGCCTTTAATCCAATGACCACTGGTTCTGATAATGTCGGAACCACACCAACCTTGCCTTCCTACTGGGGTTTAACTCACCCTGATGTAGCGATGGACATTGCGGCTCTGGGCAGCTTTAAGTCTGTAGAGACTTATGCCGGCCAGATCACCACAGCAATGGGCGAGTTCGGTAGTGTGGGCATTGCCGGTCGTACTATTCGATTCATCTCCAGTGAAGACGCTGGTGTGGATGCCGATGCAGGTGCAACACTGACCTCGCAGGGATTGAACGGTACGTCCTCAGTCGATCTGTACACCACCCTGATCTATGGTCGTGACGCAATCGGTTCTGTTGGTTTCGGTGAAACCTACACAGACGGTTCCTTCATGGCAGGTGATGATTTAAGTCCTATCAAAATCATTGTCAAAGGTCTGGGAAGTGGCGGTACGTCTGATCCATACGACGAAATTTCCACTATTGCCTGGAAAGCCTGGCATACCGGAAAAATCCTCAACCCTAACTGGGTTCGTGGTTATCGTTGTGGAGCAACTGCTCTGTCATAAGCGAAACGAATTGGGGCTGGAAACAGCCCCTTTTCCTTTAATTTGGAGAAACCATGTCACAACATATTTCATCACTTATTTCCGTTGACCCTCGTACATTGTTTGAACGCCTTTCTCGAAGAGATGTATGGAAACTGGCTGAAGCTCATGGAATCTCTTACCCTCCAAGCGCCCCAAAGGATGCTGTAATTAAAATCCTGGAGGCTAATAACGTGAATCCATTAGCAAAACCCCCAGAAGGGGATGGTATTAAGTTTGAATCTATCAATGTTCCAATGGAGAACGGTAGTTTTAAACAAGAACTGTATCCGGTACGCAAAGACCATGCGACCGCTAACACTGATATTGACTATCAGACTCGTCTGGACAATATTTCAGACAAGCAGGTAGCAGAAGAAGCTGCTGAACGTAAGGCCAAAGATGAGGCACAGACCAATGAAATAGCCGAACTCAAGGCAATGGTTGCTCAATTAATGAGCAGAGGCTCTGATATTCCTGAGCCAAAAGTTACCGATAATAAATTTTCGGCAATGAAAATGCAGGATTTGAGAAAGGCAGCCAAGGCTGCTGGAATCAAGGTCATGCCGACCTTCAAGAAAGTAGACCTGATAAGGATGCTCGAAGATGGCGAAAACACTACTTCAGGGAGTTAATGAAGTCCTCAAGAAGACGAAAACATTAACGTCTTCCAACGTACTTCTCAGCCTTACCGATGCTGGTAAGCAGGTCTTTATAGACTCTGCGATACAGTCATGGAATGAGGCAGTAGACGACCTTTACTCCACAGCCCGTACCCCGAAACCCCACCACATGAGGGTGGGACATATTGTGCTGGCTGAAGGAGTGCAGGACTACGAGCTTGAAAGTGATCTGGAACTCATCTATTGGCCGATGCACGATGAAACCTTTGGTCAATATTTGTACGAAAAGGACTACCATACATTGAGAACGTCCCAATCTCAGCCCGATAATTACACCGGAATACCTAATTTCGCGGCGATACACCCAGAAACGGGTAATCTGTATGTTGATCGAAGTCCCAATGCTGACGAGGCCGACCGTGATTACCGGTATCACTACGGGGTCGATCTGGAGCTGACCACAGCAACCGATGTATTTCCGTTTTCCAATACCGTGTTTCGGGCGATGACCGAGGCGGTGGCCGAGAAGTGGAAACTCATCCAGCACAACAAGTTCGAGGAAGGTATTTACCATGCTGCTATCGGTCGTGCTGCCCGTTATTTAGGCAAGCGTCCACAATTATCTTCATGGAAGCGCATCTCCCAGAAGCCCAGTATCACTGATCCATTAGACGAACAGAGCAATGTCAACTGAGATAGGCCCAAAAGATCAAGCGGTCACAATCAAGTTTGGTAGCGGTATTCACTCCAGAGCCTCTGAAGAAGAGATTGATATTCGTGAGTGCGCGACCGGTCAGAACTTCTCACTTGATGCTCAAGACTCCACTTATCGGAACCGTAAACCTTTTGACCTGGTTGGTGTTGTTCCCAATGGCCTGGAGATCAGAGGATTCGCATCGCTCTTAAAGGCTGATGGTACGACCTCCATGCTGGTACAGGCTGGTGGCGTGGTTTACGAGTACACCGGAACCTCATTCGTACAGGTTGGGACTTGTGACGCTACAGCGCAGCTCAGAGGCCGTATAGAGCATAACTGGCAACTGGCTGATAAGGTGATTATCACTGACATTAACCTCAAACAGCCGGTCATGGAGTGGGACGGAACCACGCTACAGAACATCTCATTCAAGAATACCCCGAGTGGGGAGATTAACCCCAACCCTAATTTCTATGCTGACACCGATTACACCAAGGGAACAGGCTGGACGATTGCTGATGGTAAGGCCACTTCAGATGCTTCTCAGGTTGCTGACTCAAAATTAACCGTTAACACCGTTACTCTGACGGTAGATGACTCGCACGACACCATAATGATTGTCACCGGTCGTACCGTAGGGACGGTGTGGGTTGAGCTTGGAACTGCGACAGGCACAGCTAGAAGCACCAACGATACATTCGCTGAAACCATTACCTGTACGGACACCAATGAGTTCAGCGTGGTCTGTGATTTGAGCTTTGATGGATCGGTAACACTGTACAGCGTAAAGCATGAAGTGGCATGGACGGGCGAGTTCAGAGCCAAATATTGTACGGTTCGGGATGAGAGAGCGATCTACGCCAATATCTTTGATAATTCAACCAACTTTCCTCACCTGATGATAGGGTCAAGTATCAGTGCCTATGATGAGATTTCAGCCTCGCAGCGACCCTCAAGTTCGCTCGGTGCGGGCGATCCGTTCTATCTGATTCAGCCTGATCTCAGGGCGATAAACGGTATGGTTCAGGGGTTCAGTGTGATAGCGACCTCAAGCGCAAAGGGTTCGTCATTCTACCTGGCGGGAAGCTCCGCTCAAGATTTTGCCTTTAAGGAATTGCACCCTCAGTCCGGCTCAAGCGGTAACGAAGCTCTGACGTATGTGGGTAACGACATTATGTATGGCCGTCAGGGTCGTATCGAGTCCCTGATTTCCACTGATAAGTTTGGTGATGTGGATGCCGACGATCTCTCGCTCGGAATATCGGATGAGATAGAGGGCTTTGACGACTGGACTATCGTGTACAACTCCAGAAAGCAGGTAGTGTATTGCTATCCGGAAGGTGAGAAGCAAATCTGGGTCTATCATAAGACCAATGCAGCAACGTCTAAATTATCTCCGTGGTCAAAGTGGGTTACCTCACATGAGATGGAGTTTGATATGACGGCGACGATGAACTGCTACTCACCGGTGGATGGGCTTGAATACGTCTTTTTCGGTGATGAGAATGGCAATGTTTATCAGATGGAGGGTACTGGCTCTAATGGCGATGGTGGCACAAACAAGATAAAGTGTGAGCGTCTATCAGCCATGATTAACGTGCCTTTGGATACCGAGGTATTTAATCTTCAGGGGTGGGTAACGTACCGGAAGATTGATCCGGAAAATCTGGTGCTAAGATTTGAATATCAGGGCTATAATCTGTTCAACGAAGAGATTACGGTGACTTTAACACCTGATGCAGACCAAATTTACTACGGGGATGACGTATATTATGGAGGCGAGTTCTATTACGGCACAGTCGAACAACGATTCGCAAGGGAAAAACTCGGTGTCTCAGGCGGGTCAAACCAGTTCCAGGTCAGGACAACCATCGAAGGTGACAGCGATTTCGCCATCTCGGAAATCGGACTCAGGTTCGAGGTCGCGTCCGCATCCTAGACGCTCCAATTTAAAGCGTCCGGTAGACTTCCACCAGATCACCGACGACGATATGAAGTTCCTGTGGGCTTCCCACAAGAAGACTGCTGACAAGCCGCTATCCCCCCAAGAGTTTAAAGAACAATACCTGAAGGGATTTCAGGCCGCTTACGATACCGCATGGATTCTTGAGGCACAGACTAAAAAAGGCATGATGCCTATCGGCGTATTGTACGGGATGAGTGCCGGAGTCTTTCTTCATGTTGGTGATATGGAGTGGTTTCCGTGGGCTTCCACCAGAAACAAATTAGAAACGATGGTGAATTTCTTGGATAAGATTCGCAAAGAAACCCTGTGCCTGTTTTATTCATCGCAGGACGATAAAGATTTTTATGTGCATATTGCCCGTTACGGAGTGATACGCAGGGTTGGTAGCATTCACGGGTTGCTCGAAAAAGAGCCAGCCCCACTATTTCAGACGAGGTAAATCATGGCTGCATTGGCGGGAAAGTTCGGGGGAAAAATTGCTGGTGATATGTTCACGATGGGTGATCGTGGTCGCCTCAAAGATGCGCTCAATGCTACTCCTTATCACGGATTTAGTGCTGGAGGGCTTACCTCAAGCGTTGGAGCCGGTGGACGGATAGAGATTGAATCTTCTGGGGAACGTCAGGGATATGTGCAAAGTATCGCTGACATATTCTCTGACTATGGCTCAGATATTCGTGACGATCTTCTGCCGCAGGTCGCACCTGGCTTTGGAAGACTCACCGCAGCATCAGCTAACGCATTAAACATGCGCCGAGATAAATCAATCTCCACCTTGTCAGGGAATCTTGCCAAACGCAGGGTGGGCGGGTCGAATTTTGCCATGAACGCACTAGGCAATGTTGATGCTGAATACGCCAAAATTGACGATGAGATGAGATCAAAGAACTTTTTGATGGAACTCAAAGAAACCGAAAGGCTGAAAGGTAAGGCGTATGAGCAAGATATGAACTCGTTTATGACCTTTATGAACGAGATGAATCTTCATGCAGACATAGCCCGAGGCGTGGCAACAAGCCTGATACAACCTTTAGCTGCGCTACAGGGAATGAAGGCTCAGTATTACGATAATAAAATTAATGCCGAGCAAGAATTTTGGGGCAGCATGGGTGGAGATTTCGGTAGTATGCTTGGTGGCACTGGTGGTGGCGGAACAAATTACGGTAGCGGTAGTGTGACCTCTATGCCTTCAATATTTAATTCTTAGGAGATAGAAATGGGTATTGCACAGCGAACAGGTAGTCCGGTAATCAGAGGTTTTGAGGGAGCGCAAATCCACTAGTCAAACCTGAAGACTGCTGACTCCAACAGGCAGAACCAGAGCAAAGACATGATGCTGAAAATGCGCGATGCTGCTGGAAAAGAGTTTGATAAAATGTCCAAAGGACTGACTGCTTTGGTTCAAGGTATGAAAGACAAAGATATAGGTAGACCTGAGATTGAAAAAGCACTAATGCCTTACATAAAGCAGTCCGCCGGTATGGTGAGTGATTATGGGGAAATGGGAATAAAAATTCCTGGTGCAGATATGCTTCCCGCCGCGCTTGAAGCTGCGCTTATTAAGCGCACCGGTTCAGAACAGTTAGAGCAGGACATGCGTAAAAAGAGGGCTATTTCTCGATCTACTCAAGAAGGTAAAACCGAAGGTGAATTGTTCACTGCGGTGAATAACAGTAACTCTTCAGATCAGAAGACAGTCAGAATCGACCCAGAGTCGAAGATGTGGGTAGACCTTAATGGTGACCCAGTTAATGAAAATATATACAACATGGTTGAGATGGGGAAAACTTCGGGTAAAGATATTGGTTCTACTTCAGGAGTCGTTACTGACTCTCAGAGAGGTAAGATGGTATCTGAGAACATCACTGGTGAAGTTGCGGTAAGGCAAAGTATCAAGGGTCTTGATGAATTAATTAACTTTGTGTCAAGCGATAGCTTTGTTGGTGGAACCACTGGTGATCTTGTATCGGTAATGAACAGTCTTGCATCTCAGGTAGGGCAGGTTATGGGTGCTGGATCATTGAGAAATGAAGATGGCTCTTTGAATGAAGATATGATTGACCCTGAGTCAAAAAATATGTCTCGGTTTCAGAAAATGGCTATCAGCAACAATCGTTTTGAGGGTGCATTGCTTGAGATTGCTTACATTAAAGCAAAAACTCTCGACCCTGCTGGACGTATCTCTGATAAGGATTTGGCTGCTGCTGAGAACATGCTCAGAAAAGGTGCTGACAAGGCTTCAATTATTAACCTT